GCGTCAAAAGCCGCCGCGAGCCCTTCAACCTGCACCAGTTCCTGATGCAGAAGCTGGGCGTGTAACACCGGAACCGCGGCAAACCGTCCCTGATATTGCGCCAGGTGGCGAGCGCCGCTTCATGCCGGTCCCCGAGCTTGAGCGCGTTCCCGGCCAGCCCATTTCCGCAGTGGAAATGGGCTTTTTTCATTCGGGGACGGGCTTCCCAACGCAGCCGCGCGGATCCGGCTTCGCTGGTCCGCCACTGGGGATCATGACTGTCATGGTCTTGTCACGTTGGGCTCCTAAGATGCGAGGGTCGCTGAAAGACAGGCAGCTAAAAAGCCTGCCAAGACTCCTTTAACGAGCACAGAAGGAACCCAGATGTTCAAACGTGTCTTCAAGCAAGTTTCCGTGGGCGTCGCGCTGAGCGCCGCCGTTTTCGCTGTCCAGGCCGCCAACGTGACCGGCGCCGGCGCATCGTTCCCGTACCCGATCTACGCCAAGTGGGCGTCCGACTACAAGGCTGCGACCAACAACGCGGTCAACTACCAGTCCATCGGTTCGGGCGGCGGCCAGCAGCAGATCATTGCAAAGACCGTCGACTTCGGCGCCTCGGATGACCCGATGAAGGCTGCCGACCTGGAAAAGCACGGCTTGCTGCAATTCCCCGCCGTGATCGGCGGCACCGTGGCCGTCGTGAACGTCGACGGCGTCGAGCCGGGCAAGCTGAAGCTGTCGGGCAAGGTCCTGGCCGACATCTTCCTGGGCAAGGTCAAGAAGTGGGACGACGCCGCCATCAAGGCGCTGAACCCTGACCTGAAGCTGCCGTCGGCCGACATCATCGTCGTGCACCGTTCGGATGGCTCGGGCACCACCTTCGGCTGGACGAACTACCTGTCCAAGGTGTCGCCGGAGTGGAAGTCGCAAGTCGGTGAAGGCAAGGCCGTCAAGTGGCCCACCGGTCAGGGCGGCAAGGGCAACGAAGGCGTCGCCGCCTACGTCGGCCAGCTGAAGAACTCGATCGGCTACGTCGAATACGCCTACGCCAAGCAGAACAAGCTGGCCTGGACGCAACTGCAGAACAAGGACGGCAAGTTCGTCCAGCCCGAGCAAAAGGCGTTCGCCGCCGCGGCCGCCAACGCCGACTGGAAGAGCGCGCCGGGCATGGGCGTGGTCCTGACCGACGAGCCGGGCGCCGATTCGTGGCCCGTCACCGCCGCTACCTTCATCCTGATCCACAAGTCGCAAGACAAGCCGGCTCAGGGCAAGGCGGTGCTGGAATTCTTCGACTGGGCCTTCAAGAACGGCGCCAAGTCGGCTGAAGCCATGGACTACGTGCCGCTGCCGGAAGCCGTGACCAAGGAAATCCGCGCCGCCTGGGGCGAAGTGAAGTCCGCCGACGGCCAGGCTGTCTGGAAGTAAATCAGTAACGCGCGGCCCCGACGCCACCCGGCGGGCGGGGCCGCCGCCTGTAATTCGACCTACCTGCTGTTCCCCCCAGGTTTCCTAAGGAAAGTCCATCCATGAGCGCGGTAATGGATAATAGTGTGCCGCTTCCGCCCAGCGTGGCGGATTCCGTGACTACCGGCACGCCTTCGCCTATGAAGCAAACAAAAAACGCGCTGATGGATGCGCTGTTCAAGAATCTGACCCGCCTGTTCGCCTTCCTGGTGTTCATTCTGCTGGCGGCAATTCTTATCTCCCTCATCTATGGCAGCCGCGAATCGCTGGCCAAATACGGCCTGTCGTTCCTGTGGCTCAATGACTGGGATCCGGTCAATTCCAATTACGGTGCGGTCGTGCCGATCATCGGTACGTTGCTGACGTCCGCGATCGCGCTGATCATCGCCGTGCCGGTGTCCTTCGGCATCGCCATCTTCCTGACCGAACTGTCGCCGACCTGGCTGCGCCGCCCGTTGGGCACCGCCATCGAAATGCTGGCGGCCATCCCGTCCATCATCTACGGCATGTGGGGCCTGTTCGTCTTCGTGCCCGTGTTCCAGCAGTACGTGCAGCCGTTCCTGATCGCGACATTGGGCAATCTTCCCATCATCGGCGGACTGTTCGCGGGTCCGCCGTTCGGCATCGGCATCTTCACCGCAGGACTGATCCTCTCGATCATGATCATCCCGTTCATCGCCGCCGTGATGCGCGACGTGTTCGAGCTGGTCCCCGCGATGCTCAAGGAATCGGCGTACGGCCTGGGCAGCACGACCTGGGAAGTGATGTGGCGCGTGGTTCTGCCCTTCACCAAGTCGGGCGTCATCGGCGGCATCATGCTCGGCCTGGGCCGCGCGCTCGGCGAAACCATGGCCGTGACCTTCGTCATCGGCAATGCGTTCAAGTGGTCCGGCTCGCTGTTCTCGCCCGGCAACTCCATCGCCTCGGCGCTCGCCAACGAATTCAACGAGGCGGGCGGCATCCAGAAGGCGGCGTTGCTGGAACTGGGCCTGATCCTGTTCCTCATCACGACCATCGTGCTGGCCCTGGCCAAGGCGCTGCTGGTCCGCCTGTCCGCTGGCGAAGGCAAGAAGACCTGACGCCCGGAAGCACAAGGAAAAACCATGGCTGAATCCGTACTCAACATGCAGAACGGCATCTATCGCCGGCGCCGCGTGGTCAATCGCATCATGCTCGCCGTGTCGATGACGACGCTGATTTTCGGCCTGTTCTGGCTGTTCTGGATCATTATCACGTTGCTGATGAAGGGCGCGCCCGCGCTGTCGTACACGCTCTTCACCGAAATCACGCCGCCGCCGGGCCAGGCGGGGGGCTTGCTCAACGCCATTCTCGGCAGCGTGATGATGGCGGGCGTCGGCACGTTGATCGGCACGCCGGTGGGCATCCTGGCCGGCACCTATCTGGCTGAATACGGCCAGCGCGGCTGGCTGGCGCCGGCCACGCGATTCCTGAACGACGTGCTGCTGTCCGCGCCGTCGATCATCATCGGTCTGTTCATCTACGCCGTGTATGTGGCGCAGGTGGGGCATTACTCCGGTTGGGCCGGCGCGGTTGCGCTGTCCATCCTGGTGATTCCCGTCGTGGTCCGCACCACCGACAACATGCTGCTGCTGGTGCCCAATAGCCTGCGCGAGGCCACCGCCGCGCTGGGCTGCCCGAAGTGGCGCATGATCACCATGGTGTGCTATCGCGCCGCCAAGTCCGGCATCATCACCGGCGTGCTGCTCGCCATCGCCCGCATCTCCGGTGAAACCGCGCCGCTGCTGTTCACCGCGCTGTCGAACCAGTTCATGTCGCTGAACATGAACGGTCCGATGGCCAACCTGCCGGTCGTCATCTACCAATACGCCGCCAGCCCCTTCAAGGACTGGAACAACCTGGCCTGGGCCGGCGCGACGCTGATCACGCTGCTGGTGTTGGGCATCAACATCATCGCCCGCAACTTGTTCCGCAAGTAAAGATCGCTATCCCGGCGCGCCAGGCGCGCCGGAGCCAAGGGAAATGCAATGGAAAACACCGCTACCGCAGTCAAGAACAAGCTCGAGGTCAAGGACCTGAACTTCTACTACGGCAAGTTCCACGCGATTCGCAACGTGAACATGTCGATCCAGGAGAAGAAGGTCACCGCCTTCATCGGCCCGTCGGGCTGCGGCAAATCGACCCTGCTGCGCACGTTCAACCGCATGTTCGAGCTCTACCCCGGCCAGCGCGCCGAGGGCGAAATCCTCCTGGACGGCGAAAACCTGCTGACGGCCAAGACCGACATCTCGCTGATCCGCGCCAAGGTCGGCATGGTCTTCCAGAAGCCCACGCCGTTCCCCATGAGCATCTACGACAACATCGCCTTCGGCGTGCGTCTGTTCGAACGCCTGTCCAAGGGCGAGATGGACGAGCGCGTGGAATGGGCGCTGAGCAAGGCCGCGCTGTGGAACGAAGTGAAGGACAAGCTGCACCAAAGCGGCAACAGCCTGTCCGGCGGCCAGCAGCAGCGCCTGTGCATCGCCCGCGGCGTCGCGATCAAGCCCGAAGTCCTGCTGCTCGACGAGCCGTGCTCGGCGCTGGATCCGATCTCCACCGCCAAGATCGAAGAGCTGATCGCCGAACTGAAGAACGACTACACCGTCGTGATCGTGACGCACAACATGCAGCAGGCCGCGCGTTGCTCGGACTACACCGCGTATATGTACCTGGGCGAACTGATGGAATTCGGTCAGACCGACCAGATTTTTGTTAAGCCCTCGCGCAAGGAAACCGAGGACTACATCACGGGCCGCTTCGGCTGACCGCAGGGTCGGGCGCAGCGCACGCCAGACACCAGTTTCTGGTATAGTCTCCACCCTTCGGGGCGTAGCGCAGCCTGGTAGCGCATCTGCTTTGGGAGCAGAGGGTCGTGAGTTCGAATCCCACCGCCCCGACCAATAAAATCAAAGGCTTAGCTCAAATTATGAGCTAAGCCTTTTCTCTTTGGGGGGCCAGCAGGGGGGCCAGCGTTAGCCGGAAACTTGGGCGGGGATACGCTCCTTGTTTTGAGGCCTGCTTTCCAGCCATGCATTGACCTCGCGCGCACGCCATCCCACCGAGCGGGCGGTGAGCCTTACGGGGGAAGGAAAGTCCCTTTGCTGGATAAGCTCATAGATCGTTGTCTTAGACAGGCTGAGCACGCGAACGAGATCGCCAAGACGGTAAACAAGTTGGTCGCTCATGCGAACAGATCCTTTTGCCCGCCCACATCGATCAGGCGGTAGTAACGGGGTTCATAGTGTTCGGCCACGGTGTCCTTCCATACACCGGGCGCCACGCGTTCAAGGTTCGTGAGGTATTGCAGGGCCTTATCGCCGCGCGGGCCTTCGTCTTGGTATGGCTGGAGGTCGTCACCGAGACCCCATCGCCGCATGGTCCAGTGGTCCGGCCCGTCGTCGTCTTCGGGCAGGACGCGCACCACCTCGAAGCAGAATCGGAACCAGGGGATACGGCCCACGGGGCGCAGGAAGGTGCCAGGAACGGGCAGGCGGGAGTAGTCCAAACCTCACCTCTCGGTTTCGTCAGAAGGCACGACGCCCGCCGCCCTAAAAATCGCAAGGCGCGTTGCGGCGCATCTGTCACCGCCGCAGTTCCGGAAGCTGACGGTAGCGGAGAACTTACCCTTGGCCGTGACCCGGCCGTACTGTTGCTTGATGGAAATATGGTGCTTGATGGCGAGGCGCAACGCGTTGCCGTCTTGGTCTTCGTGGGGCGCGGATGGGTCCGCATGCAGGGGGGGCATCGCCGGGGGCTTGCAATGCAGTCCGTACATCTTGGGGTCAGCCATAATTATTCCTCGGTGTCTGCCGCGCTCGCTCGCTTGTAGTCGCGGCGCGGTGATGTGAATTGGTCGGTGTTGCCGGTTGGGGATGCGATTGCAGGCGGTGCAGCCGGCGGCGGGCGGTAGCGGTCCGCGCGTGGTTGCGAGAGCGCCAGCGCGGTGATTTCCAGGCAGCGCGCCAGCACGGGCGAACGCATGGCCTCGGCCAACGTGCCGCGCAGATCGGCCTCGGCGTGAGCATGGGCGAGTTGTCCAGGGGTTGGCTTTTGCATCCCTATGCCCCCTTCTTGAAGACCCAGCAATGAACCGTAGACGCCTTACTGCTGCCGGCCTGGCTGCTGTTCTCGCGCATACGGCTCTTGACGGTCTTGACGCCCAGGAACTTGTATTGGCGACTCGTCCGGAGAACCTTCTTCAAGTCGCGCAGCGCCGGCACCTGCTGACGATGACCTGCGGCGACCTCGATAAACTGATTCAGGTTCACAGCTATCACCTCCTGATCGCACGAGTGATTCAGCTGGGGCGACATTTCGTCGTCCCCATTCAGGTAGGAGTACGCATCCCAGAATTCCTGCACCAGGGGATGGTCTGCGTTGAGAACCAGTTGGCGCGCGGTGGCCATGTTGGCCACGTACGTGACAGATTCGGCGTGTTGCTCGTCGGTCATCGGGACCAGAGTTTTCAGCGCGTCCAACAAGGACATGAGCTGGCCGTGACACTCCCCGATTCGGATCATGCGGACTTCCCGGCGGTCGAGGATCGCCCGGCGGTAGACGGGCATGCGTGCCTTCACGATGTTCATTACGTCTGCTTCGCGCTTGGCGGCGGCCAAGATGAAATGGGAAACCTCGTCAACGCTCGCGGCAGCCAGCGCTTGCGCGGCCTCATAAGACGCCGGCGACTGGTCGGAACGGTCGATGCGGACATGGACAATGCGCGAGAGAATGGCCTCTGATGCATTCACCTCGTTGTTCTGAGCGATGACTATGGATGCCCGGAACGGCGGCTCATAGGTTTCATTCCCGCCGTTTGCTACGCCGCGCGAACGAATGCTGCGGCCGTTGAAGGCCGTTTTCAGTTCATCCCAATCGAAGGACTTAACGTGGGTCTTGTCCTCGGAGAGTCGTTCGCGGTCGGATTCGATGAGAACAATGGGCAGGCCCGCGACCTGCGCGAAGTTGCGCGCACGGGCGGCAACGGTGGCCTTCGAGGGGTCGAAGCCTTCGTAGTTCTCGCGTCCCAGCAGCTTCCACAGGAAGTCGATGAGGGTGGATTTCCCGGAGCCGGCCTCGCCGACGATTTCGAGAAACGGATAGAACCCATGGCACGCGCGAATCTGTTCGGAGAACAAGGAACCCAGCCAGTACGCCAGGGCTACAACGCCACGCGGCCCAAACGCGGTCCACAGGTGCCCATACCACTCTGTGTTGTAGTCGTTGACATCTTCATTGATCTTCAGGTCAACGGATTGGCTGAGGGACTTCACCGACAACTTGCCAATGTCGAAGTAGTCTTCTGCGTTGATATGAAAGACAGAGCCGTCTTTCACGGCGAGCTTTCCGAAAACAAAGCAGCCGTGGTCCCGGCTGTACCCCGTAAAGTCGACGGTTTCCACGCGCTTGATGTTGTAGAGGCGCCGCTCCATCATCTTGTCCAAATGATGGCCTTGACCCGAGAACATGGCGCCCGGTGCGATGGCAAGCAGGCGCTTCTTGAATTCGCTGGCGGTCGATACCTGGGATGACGTGAAGGTGTTCTTAACGGGGGGGCCGTCGTGGGGGAATTCCACGCGGAAGTAATACCAGCTCTCGTCTGTCAGCTTGTTTTCTTGGAAATAGAGGGGCGAGGGGTAGCAGTTGGAAATGGGACGGATGCCGCCCGCTTCGCGCAGCGCCAGCGCGCGCAGCTCTTCGGATGAGTGCTGTTCCTTGGCTTCGTTGCCGATGCGGTCCATAGCCTTCTGATACGCATCGATGTCCATGCGGAACCAGTACAGGCGCTTGCCGAATTCAAAATCAAACTCGGTGCGGCTGTTGTCGTGCTCGTACAGCAGCAGAGCCTTTTCAGTAGCGGACTTGGCCAGCAGCACCGCGCCGTGGTGCAGGTAGAGCTTGCGCCCTTCCACGGAAAGGCGCTGCTTGGCCGTGTCCTCGGTGTTTCGGTCGAGCTGGTATAGGTCATTCCAGTCGCGCTTTACACGCCCGTCTTGCGGGATGATGGCGGCCTTGCATTTCCAGCCGTCGTCTTCCGCGCGTTGGACAAACTTGCGGATGAAGCTGCGGCCAGCGCTATCGCCGTCGAGCGCCCACACCAGGTGCGGCAGGTTGTTAGGGCGTGCGTCCTCTACTACGCGCAGGGCGACGCTGGGATAGTTGTTGCAGGAAAGCAGGGCGGCCGCGTGAATGCCGACCGACCAGAGCGCAATCGCGTCGAATATTCCTTCAACAAGCCACAGCTCGACAACCTTGGCGATGTCGAACCCGGGCGGGGTCCACCATTCGCCCATGTAGCTGCCGCCGAACTTGAAGCGAGCCTTCTTCTTGCCGAAGCGGCTAGGTTGATCTATCAGGCGTTCCCAATAGGTCTGGGCAACGGGAAAGCGCACCGTTGCCGAAGTAATGCCTTTTTCGTGGTCGTGGTAAGTCTCCTGCGTGTAGCTGCCGCGCAGCTTCGAGATATCAAAGCCGCGGGCGTGCATGAGATACGCATCGGCGGCGGCATTCGGATTGGTCTTCGCCTCAACCGCGTACCGCGTGGACCAGCTGTCAAAGATTTCCGGATACAGGTCTTTGACATGACCTTCATACCCGCAGTTGTTCAGGCGGCCGCAGCGCAGCACCCAAGGATGCTCTGCAGAGGTGTAAAGCTCCTTCTTGTTGCAGGCAGGGCAGCGGCCTTGACGCAGCCAGCCCTTGACCTCCTTGAAGTTGAATTCCGCCAAGCGCTCCATGACCTCGCGGTGAATATCGGGCTTCATGATTACGCCAACAGGTTGCGTTCGCGCAGGGTGCGCATAGCGGCGGCGTGGACAGCGCAGGCGGCGGTGAGCATGTGGCCGGACATGGCAGCATCGCCGGCGGCGGTCAGGAAAAGGGAGTGTCCAGGTTCATAGGCGCCGCGAACAAGGTATTCGGTGAGCTGGGCCAAGGCCTTTACCTCTTCGTCGTTCATGTGCGTTTCGATGCGGGCATGCACGGGGATGGCGGGCATATCAATTCCTTTGGAAAGCAGTTACCCGTGGCGGGCGTTAGAACGCCCGCCAGCAAGACGGAAATCGGGGGGTAGGGGGTTAGTGCGCGGACGCGCTCTGCAGCGTCTGGCCGGCCTGGTGCGCGTCCAGAATCTTTGCCAACTCGGCGGCGGAAATCACGCGCGTGGTGCCTTGGTCGCGGTCCACCACAAACAGCGCATGGTTGGTGCTGCGGTCCATGTCGAGTGTTACGCGGCTACGGGCGCTGTCGTGCTCCGCGATTACCTGCGCCGCCTGAGTGGCGGCAGTCGTGACAGAGCAACCAGCCAACGCCACCAAATGTGCGGTGCAGCGCTCAAGCAGATGGTTGTCCATCAGGGCTGCATGGCGGCCGCTGTTGGCCAATTCAACCGCGATGAACTGGTGTGCCTGATCGGCAAGAAAGCTGCGGCTCCAGTTGACGGAACCATGCACAACGGAAAGACGGGCGTTATTGGATTTCATGGTCAAGGCTCAATTGGCGTGGATCGGATGACGACGCGAGGCGCTGACGGATGATGTCGGCCTTGCTCGACAAGGGCAGGTGGACGTGCGGATTAGGCAGGGAAGCGGGAGACACCGTGCGCACGGCCTCCAGATGCGAAACCCAGGTATGCCCGCAGGTCAGGTCACGGCATTGGAAGTAGAGAATTCGCAACGTGGGAGATACGGCCTCGCTAGTGCGGACCGTCGCAAACGCATTGCAGTGAGGGCAATGCTGCCCGAGGACGTTCATTGCGCACCGCCACGGCGGGAAGGCCTTGCCGCTTTGCGCTCGGCCTCCCAGGCTTCAAGTCCGCGCCGATACATCAGTAACGCGAATTGGCCGGCAGATCGTGCGTCTGCTTCTGCAAATTCCTTGCACTGCTCGTATTCGGCTGCGTCCATCCGCAGCCCAACCATGGGGCGTTGCACTCGTTTGGGCGCCGACCGGCGCTTAGATGGTGTATGTTGCATGGTGTGACACTCTGCTTTGTGACGTGACGTTGTGATTATGCTCTCAAACGAGAGCATCCGTCAATAGGACTGCTATCAAATGAAAACATCGCACGAAAGGCTTACGGAAGAACGGCTACGCCTCGGTTATGGCCAAGGGGAGTTCGCAGCGCTCGGCGGCGTCGGCCGTGGTGCCCAGGCGAACTATGAAAAGGGCTTGCGGCAACCCGATATGGCCTACCTCGAAGCGGTAGCCGCTGCGGGCGCGGACGTGCTCTATATCGTGACTGGCGCGCGCGCCATGTCTGCGCGGGACGTGCAAGCCGACATAGAGCGGTATGGGATGGCTTGGGAGACGCTGGAGCTTGCTCTTGAAGCAGCGGGCCGCGAACTCAGCCCAGCGAAAAAGAGAAAGGCCGCAGAAGCCTTGTTCAACGCCAGCAAATCTGAAATGGCGATAGACAAGGACAAGCTGACCGAATTGGTTCTACAACTCGCGGCTTGATTCGCTACAGCCCCTCCAAAGGAGAAGCTTGTGTTTCGTAAAGATTTAGGCGTGCAGGCCTTGGCTGCAGCAGAGAGCACACTTGCGGCCGCTTGTAGGCTTACCGGCCCGAGTTAGCGGGTGCGTCTGACCGGGGGCAACCGAGGCAAGGGGGTATAGACGCCCTCATAAAGCCGGCAAGGGCTACAGGCGCCGCCGGTAATCGGTGTCGGTATGGAGCTGGCCAAGCACAGTAGGAAGATAAAAATGCATAAGCCTCATGACCCTGGTTCAAACGTTCATTTCCTTAACCAAGCCCGCTTAGATCAGCCTCCCGGAGGGGGAGTGCTGGAGTCGTTGCACGAAGCCCTTAAGATAGCCAGAGAAAGACGGCACCCGCCTGCGCAGGTCAAGGGGCCGCCAATGAGCAGCGCATCGAGGGGGATGGAAACACGCAGCTCGCTGGCGAGCCTGCGCCGCGTCAATCCATACGCGGCAATAACAATATCCAGATCGGCGCGGTGCAGTTGGTGGTTAACGTGAAAGTGAACGTCCAGCGGTAGCAGGTCGCGGTCCTAGTCCGCGTCTTCATCCGCCGGCAGGTCGCCGCTGGGCGGGGCCTCGTCCGTCTTGCGCGCGTCTGCCGCTTCTATCGTTTCGCCTTCCGCCGTCGTAGTCAGGCCGCCATCGTCCAGCTTGTGCGTCACGCGCGACAGAAGCCAGACGGTTGCGCTGATGGGTTCTTTCAGACCTGCAAAGCGGACCTTCGTTTGTGGCGCCAGCTCCGGCCGGCCGTATGCCAAATCGAAATGCAGTGTCGCCATGCCCCGCTGCAGCCGTGCCCATTCGGCGCGGGCAGCTTCGAGCGCATCCTCTTCGCTGGCGTATAACTGGCGCAGGCGCTTGGCGTTGCCGATAACGCCGGCGAGGACGTGGCGCCGCGTGGCCTTGCCCTTGTCCTGCCATGACGCGCGCACGCCTGTGTACGAATCACGGTCGGCGACGTGATACCGGATGCGGTCGCCATCGCGGCGCGACAGCTCGATGGTGGGCATTTCCTGGCCGCTCGCATTGTCGCCCTTGCCCACCGGCAAAAACAGCAGCTTGCCCTCTTTGATGGTGGCCACGGCGTCGTAACGCTTACCGATGCGATTCAGAAATGCTAGGTCCGATTCGTCTGTCTGGTCGATGTGCGCAATCTTGGTTTCTCCAAACAGGCCGACTACCGGGGAGAGCTTGTGCGCCTTGGCCACGGTTTCAACAATGGCCTTGATGGTGGTCTTGTGAAAGCTGCGCGTAGCGCGCGTACGCAGCGCGTTGCCCATGTCTGCGCTGCGCGCCCGCAGGGTGATGGTGTCCGGCGGTCCAGAAAACTCCACCTCATCCACCTCAAACGTGCCCTTGTCCACCAGGCCGCGCGGCCCATTCCAGCCCAGGTACACGCGCACGCTTACGCCACGGCGAGGAAGTGCCAGACGGCCGTCGGCGTCGTCCAGTACTAGGTCGAGTTGGTCGGCCTGGTCGGACCGGCATTCGGTAATGGACAGGCTCATGAGGCGCGGGGCCACCTTGGCCGTCATGTCCTTGCCGTCCACGACGACGCGCCACTGCGGCGCTGGATGGTCGGCGCGCGGGTCGGCCTGGTTGTTGGTGGACTGGAGCGCCATCAAAGCCCCCAGCCAAGAATCGACCCGTCCATCTTGTCGATGGGAATCTGCAGGTCATCGAGCAGAGGGCGGGCCTGGGAGTCGTCCACGCATTTCAGCGTCAGGGTGAAGTCCACCTTCTGCGGCAACCCGTTGACCATGAACATGGACCCTTCATCGTCCAGGCCAGTGATGATGAATGCGCCGTGTACGGTGCCTATGCCGTCCACCATGACATACGCCTTTCCCGTGTCGCCCATTCGGCGCAGCAGCCGCAGGCTGCTGGTGGTGCCAAAGAGCTGGGGGATGATCGTTCCGCCGAGGGTGAATGTGTCCTCGCCCTTGCCCACGAATTGATACGCAGGACCGGCGCCCATGCGTGAATTCGAGGGATGCCGCCATTCCGTTTGCCGCTTGAGCGTCTGGTAGGCGGCCGTGGGCAGGCCAAAAATGAACATGCCAAGAGCCATCATCATGGTGGCGTTTCCTAATCGTTGTCGTGGTAGGCGGAACGCAGGCGCGCGGCCTTGTCGCTATCGCGGCGGCGCAGCGCATCGTCCACGGCGCGGGCGATGTCGTTCGCGCTTGCGCCGGCGCCGTTGATTTGAATGGTGATGGTGTCGCCCTGGACGGTTATCGAACGCGCCCCGCCGGCCGCTGATGCCATTGCCGGCCGGCGGTCGATCCTTGCCAGGGCGCCGCCATCGCCCGCCACCAGCGCTGCAGGTGAAAGCAGCGCAGCAGAAGGCGCCAGAGCGGCCGCAGCGGGCGACATAGCCCCACCTATGGCTACCGAGGCTGCGAGCGCCTGGGCGGCCTTTACGGCGGCCGGCTGGCGGTCTTCAATCCCGACAGCGGCCCCCTCGGACACGAAGCCGCCCATTTGCGCAAAAACGCGGCTCGGCGAACGGATGCCCAGCTTTTCCTTAAACCAGCCGACTATGCCGCTGCCGATGTTGGAGATGGATTCCTTGAGCGCGCCGCCCATGCTCGTGATGCCGTTGATGAGGCCTTGAATCAGCATGGAGCCGAATTGCGTGAAGCTGCCCGGCAGCTCGATGCCAAGCGTGCCCAGGGCGCCTGTGATGCCTTGCTTTAGCAGGGCAAGGGGAGACCAGGCGCTAAGCGCCGCGCCGATGTTGGCCAGGCCTGCGTCAACGGCCACCTTTGCGGATTCCCATACCCCAGCAAAGAAGGCCGTAACCCCGCCCCAGGCGGTCGCCAGGATGGCCAGCGGATCAAGGCTGGCCAGCGACGAGCGCAGCCAATCTATGGCCGCGCCAAAGGCCGCCGTCACCCGCGCCCACAAGCTGGAGAAGAAAGCGCTGATCGGCCCCCAATACTGATAGACGAGGTACGCGGCACCCGCGATGGCGACGACCGCCAGCGCGATGGGATTGGCCATCAGCAGCCTGCCCACCGTCATGATGGCACCGCCCAGCAGACCGAATCCGCCCTTGGCCAGATTGAACAAGACTCCCAGCAAGCTGCCGCCCTGGATTCCCAGCATCGACAAGCCAAAGCGCACGACGACAAACGGCCCCAGCACGGCGGCCATCGCCAGGGTGAGCGCGCCAAAGGCCGCGATCAGCAGCGCCACGGCGGCCGCGCCCATCGTGAGCGCTCTGGCGAGCTTGGGATTGGCCTTCATCCACTCGCCCACATTGCCCACCACGCTGGCCAAGCCGCGCACCAGCTTACGCAGCCCGCCATCGTGCAGCTCTTCAACCTGGATGCCCACGTCTTCCCAAGCGCTGGAAAGCTCGTCCAGGTCGCCCACCAAGTTATCGGCCATCGTGCCGGCGGTCTTGTCCGCTTCGCCGGCCGATTGTTTGAGCGTGGCGACGAACTTCTGCAGCTCGCCTGTGCCGGCCTGGCCGACAAGGACCTGCAGCCCGCTGAATGCTTCCTCGCCTGCAACGGCCTTGAAGATGCCGGACCGCTCGGCATTACCCATCTTCGCGGTCTTCTTGTGCAGCTCTTCCAGGATGGCGGGAACGTCGCGCAGATTGCCGGCGGCGTCCTTGGTGCTGACGCCCAGCCCGTCGAGCGCATCGGCTGCAGCCTTGGGCGGTGCGGCCAGACGGCCCAGGATGGACCGCAACGCGGTGCCGCCCATGCTGCCCTGAATACCGGCGTCGCCCAGCTTGCCGGCCATCGCTGCCACGGTCTCGATATCCTGGCCTACACCTGCCGCCACGGGCGCCACGTACTTCATGGTTTCGCCCAGCATGTACAGGCTGGTGTTGGAACGCGTGAAGGCGGCCGTTAGGACATCGCCCACGCGGTTCATCTGCTCGGCCGGAAGCTTGAAGCCGGTCAGGATGTTGGACCCGATGTCGGCGGTCTGCGCCAGGTCCGTATCGCCCGCCTTGGCCAGCGACAGCATGCCCGGCATCGCGTCGAGGATGGCCTTGGCATTGAAGCCGGCCATGGCGAGAAAGCCTTGCGCATCGGCCGCCTGCGTGGCCGAAAACATCGTTGTCGCGCCCAGGTCGCGGGCTTGTTGCCGGAGCGCCTTCATTTCCGCGCTGGCCTTGTCCTGGCGTGACAGCGCCTGAACCTTGCTCATCTTGGCGTCAAACTCCACACCAGGCCTGATAAAGCGCGATTCAGCGTAGAGCGCCGCGCCGCCCGTGGCGAGCGCGCCCGCGCCCGTGCCGGCCATCGCGCCGGCGGTGGCCTTGCCCGCGCTATACCTTTCCTTGGCTGCCGTGAGCTTCTGATGATGGGCCGCCGCCGCCTGCAGCTTTTGCGTCTGTCGCGTGAGGGCTTGTGAGGTCTGGTCAATCTGCTGGCGCAGGTTGCGTTCATCGCGCGCCAGGCTGGCGCTGGATATCCCTGCGCGGCCCAGGTTGTCACGCAGCCGCTGCAGCTCGATGGATTGCTGCCCATGACGCTCTTTGAGCTGCTGCGCGGAACGCACTGCTTGATTAAATTCGCGCGTCATAGCGCGGGTGGGATTGGTTACGCCCTGCATCTGCTGCGCGAGCGTTGCAACGCGCTGTTGCGCGGTGGCCAGCTCGGTGCGAGTGGTCTGCAGGCCGCGTGTTAGTTCGCGGAATTGGCCGACCTCGCGCTGGGCGGCGGTGAGCTGTTTGAGCTTGCCGCGCAGGTTGGCAACGCCCTGCGCGGACGTGCCGGCGGTGGTCCTGATTTTCTGCAGCGGCCCGGAGAGCTTGTCCTGCAGGGCGGCGATGACGCGAAGCTGTAGCGCCTTGTCCATCGTTTACGTCTCGGGTTGGTGGCGTACGCGCGCGCGCTCGCGCCAGTCGGCCAGCTCGGCCAGGTCCATGGGGTCCATCGCGGCCGGCGGCCAATGAAAGACCATGGCGATATCCGCCATGGCGTCCTCTACGGCGTTTGGATAGCCAGCCGCTCCGCCTTGCTCATAAAAAAACTGGCCAGCGTAGCCCCCGTACTGAGCAGGTCGGCCGGGTCCAGGGCGTTGATTTCGGCCGGCGTCAGGATGGGATCGCACACGCGCGGCAGGACAATGCGCAGGGCTTGAACATCGACCTGAACGAGCGCCATGAGCGTCACGCCGCGCAGGGCGCCGGCGTTGGGCTTGCGGATAAGGAGGCGTTTAATTTCGCCGCTGCTGCGCTTGATCGGCTCGTCCAGGTCCACGGATTTCAGGTTGTCCGTGTCGATGGCGGCAGCGGGCTGGTTGAGGTCTTGCGGTTCGGTGGCGGCGGTGGTGGATTCGGTCATGATGGTTCCAGTGATGCAGAGGGTTTAGAGGCCGATGGCGGTACGGATGGCCTGCATGGTGTCCACGTTGCCGACCATGTGGATCATGTTCAGTACGTCGATTTCAAAGACGGTTTCGCCGTTCACGCTCTCCTTGTAGTAGACGCACTCGGTGACCATCTTCATTTCGGTGTCATCGCCAACCTTCGACTCGCCTCGGTCGATCTCGGAATGACGCCCGCGGACGATGATTTCCACTGCGAGTACTTCCTGCGTGTCGTCGCGTTGGTAGGCCTGCGCAAAGCGCAGTTGAACGCCTGCCACATCCACAGCGCCGTACTGCTTGAGAACCTGCGTGAGGTATCCGCCGCACGCCCATTCAACTTTGAGGGCGTCGTCGTCCAGACCGAAATCCGCCTTGACGGCGCCGCCCAGGCCGCCGCCGCGAAAGGCCTCCATCTTGCGCGTGAGCTTCGGCAGCGTCACGGACGTTGCGACGCCGGCGTAACTGGTGCCGTCGTTGAAGACGTTCATGTTTTTGAGCTTGCTGGGCATTCCCATTTTTTGGCTCCAAAGGTTCAGAAAGGGCGGCGCACGCGGCGCCGGCCCGGAGGGGTTAGGCGGTGATGCGCTGGGCGAAGTCCAGCAGATAGCTGTCGGTGATGCGCTGACGGAATCCCAAGTCTTCCAGGGGGGGAACCGGCGTGTAGGCGTAGTCGAGGATCAGCTTTCCGCTCTTGAGCGATTCCTTGGTGTTCGGCTCTTCGTCGTACCAGGCCTCACCGTCGATGATGTAGCCTAGCGCCTTGAGCTGGCGGAACTTGGCATTGATGCCTTCGAGGATGTCCTTGACCAACGACGGATGCATGGGGGCATCGACGGCCCACATGTGCGCCTCGGCCATCGTGTCAGCCAGAATTTGCGCAGTGCGGGTGTAGTTCTCGAAGGGGTACAGGCTTTCCGGGCCGGCGCACGTGCGGCTACCCCAGAAGCGAAAGCCCGTGCGGTTTACCAGCGTGGTGATGTCTTTCTCGTTCAGATACCCGGCATCGGTCGCGGGGTCCTGCAAGTCCCAGAATACGTCCTTGCTGATACCCGTGACGCCGTTCACGGCGACGTTGGAAAGCACCTTGTGCCACCCGATGTCCTTATCCAGCTTCGCGCGCAGGCCCAGCGCGGCGGCGGATGCGGTGATGATGCCCTCGGCATTGGTGCGCGTGTCCCAGCCCAGGAAATCTGGCCAGATCAGCATCAGCTCGCGCTGTCCGAAGCCCTCGCGGAATGCTGCGGCCTCTTCGATGGTGTTGCAGCCCGTAATGCTGGCGTAACCGAAACCGCGCAGCTTCTGCGCGGTCTCGGCCAGCGCCGCAATGGTGGCCGCGTTCTCCAGGCCCGGAATGCCGATGATGCGCGGCTTGACCTTGGGGCCGGAGTTCTGCGCAGCGAGCAAGGCTTTCATGCCGGTGTACCGGCCCGAGGCATCCACTCCGCCGATGACATTGGACGTGGTTTCGGCCTCGGTCTCGCCTTGCGCCACGCGCACGATCACGGCCACGGGGTTGGTCTGCGAAGCGATGGCTTCCAGCGACCGCGCAAGGGTTCCCTTGGTGCCAGCTTTGGCGGCGGCGGCCTTCATGTTGGTTGCCAGGACAGGCGTATTCAGGGGGAAGGCCGCAGCATCGGCGTCCTCGGCCGTGGCCACGAGGCCCACGATTGCGGTGGAAACAGTGCGGATGGGACGCGTGCCGCCGTCGACTTCGACAACGCGCACGCCGTGATGGTATTGGTCAAGCGCCATGAAAATGCCCTCAGAAGGTTGAGCAAGTCCCGCTCTGCTTCGTGCGGGGATCGCTCAAATTCTGAGGGCTTGGCTACGCGCGCGCACGGGAATTGCCTTGTGTACGGCGGATGTACAGCACATGGGACACTTAGGGCTTTTTCGCCATGCACCATAGCCGGCGCGGTATCAGCAAATCCATCCCCGCGCTCGCGCAAGAGCTTGAACGCTAGTTGTCCGAGACTTCATCGACCGCTTGTATCGGAGCGGATTGGGTGAGCCAATCCGGAACAGGCCCAAGCCCCGAATAGCTCATCATCTGTCCATCCGCTCCCACCTTATCGCCGAGGTGGTACGGCGCGCCTGTGCTGACGGCCCATAGTTCGTCCGCGCGATGGTCCTCTACGAGCGACCAGCCCGAGGCTTGTTGCTGCGCGACCATTCCAGCGGGCGCGGCGGGCGGCGCATCCTCCACCGCCCCGAAGGGGATATTGAAGCTGCCCGGCGATAGCGGGAGTTCGCTTGCGTGCGATTCGTAAAGAAAGACGCCATTCTGGTCGGTTTGATATACACGTTTCATGCTGATTTTTCCTATGGACTACGCGTGAATCCTCGGGCGGTAAGCGGTATTGGCAGTCCGGGTTTCGCCCGACGTGCGGGCAACCCTGGAAAGGTCAAATGTGACCAGGTCCGAATTCGCCGAGCCGGTCGCTTCGGTGACCAGCATGGAGGCTCCAGCGGAGCCACCGCGAGATGTCAAAGCAAACGCGCCGGATGCCCCAGTTATTGCACCCAAGACGGTTGGAATAGGCCGGCCCTGCAGGGTGCCCGTTACGTTCTGGATCGCATCCATCTGCCGGCTACCCATGGCCCTTGCATTTGTAGTGTCAGCGTCAGTCCCGGTAAATCGACGGAACATATTGCGAAGATCGGGTATGCGAAATTGGGTTGCGTCAACGTCCACGAAGTAGTGCGCGCCGACGTTTGCGGTCCAGGTTGCCTCCGTGACGACCAGGCCGTTTTCCTGCGCATAGCCCCAAAGCCGGGCATAGGCAACTTTGCTAAGCAAGCCCCCCACGGCATCGACTTCACTGACAAGGGGGACGATCGTATGGCCGTCAACTGGCCGACCGCACAGCGGCGAGCGGTAGCCGCTGAAGTAGGGCGTGGCCACCCAAATCCACACCTCGCCGCACTCGGCCACTAGCACGGGTCCGATGTCTTCCGCAGGAAGATCAAGAATCGAACAAACCTTGGGCGCGCCGATGAGCTCGCGCACCTCTGCGGGGGTCTTTCTGGCATAGCCACCGGCTGCATTGCCAACCAAAATTTCTTTTTCTGCAATGGTCTGCAGCCCCGTGCCGCCGCGTGCAACGCTGAGAATGCCGGCCGTTGCCTTGGACACGTCCAGGCCCGTTACCTTGATTTCAATGTCTGCGGTGCCGTCGAAAGTCACGCCCGCAGCTGTGGCGCCGCCGCTGACGGATATTTTTCGCCCCGTCGCCAGCTTGGTGGCCGCTACGGCGGTTCCGTCCTTGTCGAGCTTCTGCAGCAAACCAGCGTCAACATAGCCGCGCGTGGCGAGAACGACAGCAGGATCAACTTTCAGCGCGAAGTCATTGGAGCTGGAAACCTGCAGCACCATGCGGACAACTTGCGTGCGGGCCGATCCTTCGGCGAGCTGGGGCTTGTACGTCGGCGGGCAGTTAGCAACTGCGATCAGGTCGCCATCGGCGTCACGCAATCCCAGTTCGCGAATCCACCAGCCGCCCACTTGCTCGGGAATGACCTGTTCGACTACCAGCCAAGCAGGGTTGTTCGGATCAACGAAGCAACGATTGATCTGGGCGCGGCGCTTCGATCCGATCAGCGCGGTTTGCTCGCGGTCCGGGACAGGTGAGGCACCGCCGCCATCGCCTACTTCCATTTCGGTGATGAGGACCGGAACACCCAGCGCCTTTGCGTTGGCCTCTTTTGCCTCGCCCACTTTGGTCAGAATGCCGAAAAATGTTGTCATGGGTACACCGTGAGAATGTCGATGATGTGCGTGGCCAGGGCGGCGGATACGCTCGCCTGTACTTCCACGGGTTGGGGTTGATAGGGGTAAACGGTCATCTCGTCGCCGTCATAAGACGCGATGCCGTAATTCAGGGGCGCTCGGACTTCTACCGCGATGGCCAGGCCGACCATGTGCTGGCTGAGTCGCTTGGTGCAGTCGATGAGCCGGCCCAGCTCGTAGTACATCTGCTCAGATATCCCGCCATCGAGCACGCCGATGGTGAGGCGGAACGTTCCGCGCGTTCCTTCGGGCGCCATCTGGTGCCACTCCGTCACCTCAAGCAGATATCCCAGCGGCTCCACCACGCGCCGCAGGGCGCCGATAGTCCCCTTGATCTGGTGGATGCGGAACGAGTTCGCCAGCGCCTTGCGTTTGGCCGCGACGGACCAGGCGTCGTCCCAACGGTCCACCGAACGTTCCCACGCAAGCCAGGGCAGAAGCGGCGCCGGGGCGGTGGCCGCGCGGCGCAGGGCGCGGATTGGCAAAGGCACGCTTTCGATATCGGCGCCGACCTGGGCTAGCTTGCGCTCTACAGGTGTTGAGGCGGGCGGCAGTAGCGTGGGCTTTTCGGCCATGTCAGCCCTCGGCCGCAATGGATAGCTCGATATCCGAGCATGTGGCCGCCTGTGCGGCCGTCAATACCAAATCCTCCGCAGGTTCCTGTAGTTCCAAATGGTCGACGCCTTCGACATGCAGGGATGCGGTAAGCGCGGAGCGCCACACTGAAACGCCAGCCCGTCTCGGACGGTTGACATAGGCCGCGCAGGCGCTGCGCGCCGCGTCCAATGCGACCGTGCGGCCCGGACCCTCGCCTTTCATGTGGAGCACCGCGCGCACGCTGTACGGCACGATCTGCGATGACTGCACAGTCACGCGGTCGCCCATGGGGCGGATGTCTTCGTCGTTCAGCTGGGTGCGCACCTTGGCCAGCAGCTCGGGCGCCGCCGTACCGTCGCTGTCGCGCGCCAGTACGCACACCACAACATCGCATGGCACGGGGCTGCTGGCGGTGGCGTCAGCAACTTGGCCGTCAGCGCTGAGGGCGTGGAAAACATAGCCATCGCGCGGGCCTGCAGTGGACAGACCTTCCCAGGCCATCTGCGCGCGTTCACAAAGCTCGTCGTCGCTTTCGTATACCGCATCCACTGGCGGCACTGCATCGGGATTTGCGGGCCGAATTACCTGGCGGGATACGCCGTATTCGGCTGCGATGTGCTCCAGGTCTTTGCCGCGCGCGAAGGCAAGCAACACCGCGCGGGCGGCGTCGTTCACGCGCTGGCGCAGGATCACCTCGCGTTCTGCATTCTCCTGCAACACGACTACCAGAGGCTCTGATTCCAGCGTCAGCGCTTTGGCGATGGCGTCCCGGTCCTCTTGCGCGAAGAGTGCCAGGTAACGGGCCTTGCGGGTCTCTAGGAGTTGCTCGTAGTCGAGCGCTTCCACCACGTCAGGCGCGGGGAGCTGGGAAAGGTCGATGATGTTCGGGCTTGCCATATCAGGCGCTCAGAGTGGTGGCGACGGACACGTTTTCGATCCGGTCGCCGGTGTCGGCTTCGCCGTGGATATTCAGCACGATGCGCCCAGGCCGGTCGGCTTCCACCTCCACCGACATCGAGCGCACGCGCAAGCGCGGTTCCCACAGCATCAGCGCCGTGGCGGCGGCTGAATAGAGCTGCAGGATTGCCGCACCATTGGCGGGCGTGTCGATCATGTCGGCGGTTTTCGCGCCGAAGGTCCGACGCCGCACGCGGGTGGCGAGAGGGGTTTGCAGAATCTTCGTGATGGACTGCGCCAGGTGTTCGCGGCCCGTGATACGCAGCCCCGTGGCCGCATTCATGCCCAGATAGCTCATTGCGTGGGTTCCGTCGTGAGTGCGTCCAGGGCTTGCGTGCGGTGCTTGTGGGTGTGAAGCACCACGCCGTTAGAGGAAAGCTCGCCGGCTATGTGGGTGATGTCGCCTTCAATGGTGGTCTTGTTGCCCTTGCCGTTCTTGCCCGCCATGCCAGCCTGATACGTCAAAAGGCCTGTGACGGTCACATTGCCGTCAAGGGTGATCTCCGGGCAATGGACAGTGGCCGAATCGCTGGCCTCAACGAACGCGGATTTAATCCCCACGGCTGTCAGCTTGCCGGCCTGGTGGTCATAGGTGATGCGCGCGCCGTCGGGGTAGTCGGTGACGTGTTCGGCTTCGCTGTCAGAGGGCGTGGGTATTTCGTCAGAGTTCAGGCCCGTGAGCACGACACCGCCGGCGGGATCGCCGTCTGGGCAGAGGACTAGAACCTGCTCGCCCACGGTGGGCGGGTTCCATGTGCGGGTGCGGCCTGCGCGCAGCTCCAGCCACGGCAGCCAGTTGGTTGCAAGGTCGCCAGAGGAAACGCGGACCCGAGCCGGCTTAAGGTCAACGGCCATAACCGTGCCAATGCGGATCAGGTTGGAAATCAGGCGGAAGAGTTCGGCGGCGTCATTCATACCGGCCATGTTGCCGGGCCGTCTTCGCGCGCGCACGGGGCGCGCCTTGTATGACGGCTATCTACAGGCCGTGGCCTGCGAGGTGTCGTGCCAGGGTGTCTAACACGTTGTCGCGTTCTTGCTGCGTGAAGCCAAAGAGTTTGCGGCGCGGGTATCGCACTTGCTTTTGACCGGGCGCAGGTCGGTCTGTGCGTCCTTCCTGGTGAACAAGCGCAATACGGGCGACGGCGCCGCTGTAGCCAACAATGGCCTCAGTCTCGCTCGCCTGGATGCGAAGATAGCGCGCCGTGCGCAAGCGGGTGAACATCCGGCGGCGAATGGCGCCCACCTTCCCGCGCAGGTTCTTCTTAGCGCGTCGGGGTGCGTAGGGCGTGCCGTCTGGGTTCTGTTGCGCCGCAATTCGTTGGCCTTGGCTACGGCGCAGCTCCACCGCGACGGCTCGATTTACGCGCCGGCGTTCTGCTGGGCGCAGTTGGGCCATCAGGGCAGACGCCCAGGCCTGCACGTCGCTGAAATCTTCATTCATACGGATGTGGCCATGCCGGTACGCTGATCGTGATGGGGTCGGTGCCCGGAAGCTCTATCGTGATTTCCTCGGAATCAAGCGGTAGATCGGGGTCCAGCGGCTCGTCCGCGTGATCGGCAATCATCCCTTCGCCTTCGGGCGCCTTGCGCACAATCACGCGCTCGGTAAGCGGTATCTTGATTTCCACATCGGCGGCGTCGTGATTTAGCAGTTCCACGTCGAAGCTGATGGCGTTCTCGCGCCGCGTCGGGTTGGCCAGCAATTCCGGCTGCTTGATCCGAATCCAGGCCAGCAGCGGCAGCATGAGCGCGTCCGGCGGACCGGCGTAGTCCGTCACCACGATGGTGAGGGTGAAGCGGTATTCGTGAGACAGGCTGCGCGTGGCGGTGCAATGGATGCTGCCCTGTTCCACGAAGACATGCAGGCGGTCCGGGTTCTCGCTGAGAAAGCGGTTGTGCCTGGTCAGGTACTCGCGCAGTTCATTGGCTTTGCGCACGGTCGGCCTCGCTTTGGCACTTGATGATGCTGTCCACCTTGGCCGCGCAGATAGCCCAGGCGGCCTCAATGCGGTCAATCTGCAGCGTCAGATCGCCGGCTGTGCGTGGCGCCGCCGCTGGTAGGCTGCACGGCGTCACGGGTGCGCACGTATTCAGCGTAAGCCGCGGCCCCGGTGAGGGCGGGGCGCTCGCGCAGCCTTGCAACAGGATCAGGCAGCAGAGAATCGGCCCAGGTGCGAACTTCCGGATTTTCATTTTTCAGCCTTTCTATGTCGAACGTGCGCTGATCCAGCGCGTTGCGGATTTCCTCTTGCGTGCGTTCCAGTTGCACCAGGTCGAGCCGCTGGCCCGTCACGCGCTCGGCCAGGTTGGCCATGTCGCTGGCTTGGCTCTTGGCGATTTCGCCATAGGCTTTCAGGGCAAGATCCTGGCTCGCAATCTGGCCGTGTTGAAACCACATGAGCGCAGCCAGCACCAGGGAAAGGCCGTAGGGCGCCAGAGTGCGGAGAAGGGCGCTCATGTGGTCACCTCTGCCGCTTCGCCAGCGAAGCGCGCATAGGCCCGCGCCAGCTTGGTGTCATAGAAGTTTTCCGCGTATGCCGGCCCGTTGTAGAGGCGCGCGAACTGCGCCCACTTCCTGGCCTTGAGCGCACGGTGTAGGGCGGGGTCGGCCAGCACGAAAGCGGTGAAGGTTGCGAGCTGGTCGCCCTCGCTACGGTGCTGGGTGGCAACGAAGGATTCGATATCCGCGAAGCCCAGCGCGCTCCAGTGATAACCCATAATTTGAAACGCGCCCCAGCTCGCCGCCTCCTGGGCAGCGGCAGCGTGAATCTGCATGGCGCTCGCCAAGCGGACATACTCGGCCGCGCCGCCGGCATACCCGCCGCGCTGGCGGCTCAAGACGGATGGGCGATCGCCGTATCCGGAAGGGTCCAGGCCGTGAGCTGTCAGTTGCCGCCAGAAGACATGACGCTCAAACAGAATGACCGGCCGGCCATCGGGCAGAAAGCCGCGCCCGCGCGATTCCACTTCGTTCACGGCCTTGATGCTCGCCAGCGGCACGCCCAAGCGGTCGGCGGCCGCGATCAGGTCGGATTCGCGCATTAGGCGCGACGTGTCGAAGTTCGCGAGTGCTGCGCGGCTTTTCGGCCCGTACGCGCTATCCACGACCAGGCCGGTAGCCGCCTGGAGCGCGGCCACAGCGTCGCGCGTGGCTTCGTCATAGATCGCGGTGCGCTCTACCGCATAGCCCGCGCGGCGCAAATCGGCCTGCAGATCGGCCACGGCCTGGCCGATATCACCCTTGCGCAAAATGTCAGACATCCGACTCTCCCCGTGCGAGCGCCGCGATATTGCCGCGCGCACGCCAAGCGCATGCGCAAAGCAGGCACGCAATGACCAGCTCCGAAGCGCTGGCGGGCGAGCGCAGCAGCAGGATCTCCACCGCGCGGCAGAAGAGCGCAGCAATCAACGTGCTGGCCAGGCACGACAGCGCGCGGCGATGGCGTGCGCCATTGGGGCGGTACCAGAGGAACCGGCCAGCCGTCAGGGCGTACAGAATGGCGCAGGCGACGGCGATGGCGGACAGGGTAGGGGTAGGGTGCATGTCGGTCATTTCTTTTCCCCAAAGGCGCGAGAAATGGCGCTCAGGTCAAAGTCCGGCGCCTTGGCCAGCAGCTTCAACGCCAGCGGCACGATGACGACGGCCCCGACGAGGGCGGGCAGAAAGGTTTCCTTGGCCAGCTCGCGGGCCACGATCTCGCCCGCGCCGCCGTAGCCGCACAGGCCGGACACAAGGAAGGACGCGAAGCGCTTCCAGGCGGTCAAATCCTTCTTGGTACTTGCGACCAGGGCCGCGCCCATGACCGCGCCAAAAGCCGCGTTGGCGTCGATCAGGGGCAAAATTTGCGACAAAGCCGTGCCCGCCACCAGCGTGGTGGCCACGGCGGTCGATACGGTCGATGGTTCGGCCATTGGATCAATCCCAGAGTTTGACGGCAGGCGCCGCCGATGGTTGAGGGGTGCTGTCCGGCAGCGTCACGACTTGACCATGCGGCAGCACTGCGCCCAGGTCGGCCAGACCGGGGTTGAGTTCGTACGTTTGTTCCACCACATCGCGTGTCGTGCCCAGGTGCCGCCAGCACAGCGCGTCCACCGTGTCGCCCTGAAGCGCGCGGACCCGCATCAGATCAGCTCCACGACGGCGCGCGGCGCGGCCATTACGTCGGCGATGGCAAAGCGAGCATTGCGGCGGTGATCGTCGGATGCCTCGCTCAGCCACTCGGCGCGCTTCTGGCCGGTGGCCGTGGTGTCGTAGTCGGTCATGCGCTCGATGAGGTCCGCCTTGGCCAAGCTGTAGACGGCCCGGGTGTAGGCATGCTGCAAACGGCTTTTTCCATCCAGCTTGTCCGCCGGCACGTCGGCCAATTGCGCATGACCGCGCGCCAGTTGCGCGGCCTTCCACGCGGCCAAGCTGTTGCCCGCCTCCAGCAGCGCGCCCACCAGGGCGAAGCGCAGGCGCTCATCGGTCACGGTGCCATCAAGGCGCAATGCCTGGCGGGCGGCGTCCAGTTGGATGTCCGGGAAGAATCCATCGTTGGCGATGACCTGCGGCGGGACTGTGCGGGTTGCGGGGGCAGCGGCGATAAAGCTCATGGTGACGGCTCTTTAGGTCGGCGGTGGGCGGGCATCCAGCAGGTCAGGGACCAGCCTTCCGCCCGCGCCGCCGTGCGCTTTGGGGCACTCTGTTAGCCGGCCTGGCCGGCGTTCTTGATCTTGCGTTCCAGCTGCTCGATGAGCTTCTTGCAGCCCACGCCGCTGTGCAGGTCCACTGCGCGGCGCAGCTGCGCGACTGCGGAGCGCGCCATTTCCAGGTTCGGGCCGCGCGGCTCATCGCCCGCTAGCTCGCCCAGGGTCTTGCCGATGGCCAAGTGAAGCTTGGCGCGGGCCTGATCCGGCGCGTCCTGGCCATCGACCAGGCGCGCGACGTCCTGCAGTAGCAGCATCGCCTCGTCGTGTTTGGGCACGGCGCCGCCGGCAATCGCTCCTGCCACTTCGTCCAGCAGTAGCGTGGCCGTGTTGCGCTTCAGGCGTTCAGGCAACGGCACACCATGACGCAGCACGTAATCGGCCAGTTCCAGGCCGCGCGCGAAGGCGCCCACGTCGAAGTGCCAAACCATCAGCGTGGCCAGCACTTCGTTCGGCTGCCCGGTGTTGCCGCTCAGGACGCCATCGAGATAGTCCTGATACTCCGGAACCAGCTGGCGCTTGAGTTCAACCTTGCGCTCCACGGATTGGATATCGTGCAGGCGGCGCCGGTCCTGGGTCAGCTTGGCCATCATCTGGCCGAAGATGCCGCCCACCATGGCGGGCGCGGTGCCATCGGCCGCGCTCGCCTTGGAGGCCAGCACCCGCGTGCGGTGGCGTTGTGCGGGGCTGGTCATGGTCAGGCCTCCACCAGCTCGATGTTTTCCACCAGCGCGGCCAGGCCCATGTCCTCGACGACGTAATCGTCATTGGAGCTTTCGTAGGTGTCCACCCGGCTGCGCTTGGCGTTTTCCTCGACGTGGCGGCGGCGCGCGCCGATTTGCCAGTACAGGGAAAGGTTATCCAGCGTGGTGATGAGTACCTTTTTCTCAGGGAAGAACGGCGCCTGCACCGCCGCCAGGCCGCCGATGCGCTTCTGGCTGATGATGAGGTCAGCGGCGAGCGTGTCGGTAGCGCGGGTGTCCTGGTTGACCAGCGGGAAGTACTTATCGTGCATCAGGCCCCGGCCCACGATGGCGACGAGCTGGGAGTTTTCGCGGTGCCACGGGTCCAGCAGCGTGACGGCGTCGTACACCAGCGCGTCCAGGTTCTTGTAATCGCCAGTGGCGCCCACTTGTACCTTGCCGGCCGTCTTGCCCTCGGCCATAACGCGCTCTTCGGCGCTCTCGCGCATCTTCTGCAGCCAGCCCTTGTTCACGTCCTGAAGCAGCGTGTTGGTTGCTGGGTCGGTGTTGGCGGCAACGCTCGTACCGTTGAATCCGATCATGATCCGGTCCAGCGCCTGGCGCTGGATCAGCAGGTCACGAATGCGGGCCTCGAAATCGGGGAAGATCGCCCAGGCGTCGAGCTGCGCGTACTTGATGAACGAGTCGAAGTCCGTATGTCGGCAGTAGTAGCCGTTCTGGTCAAGCGAGGTCAGGTCACGCGGCGCACGGTCGCGCTCTTGGGTGTTGGTGCGGGACGCGATGGGACCGGACAGGTTCAGGCCCAGCCTTTCGCCTTGCTGTTCCGTGACGCCGATCATGTTGACCTTGCCTAGAAACGCGGAGCTTTCCTGAATCTTGGTTTCGAGGGTCTGCTGCACGGCGGGCACGACGTTGAAGGCTTTGGTTGCGTCCGTCACGCCGTTGAGCGTGGCGATGCGTTCCAGGTAGGCGTTGAAATGCTGGCGGGTTTCGTTGCGCATGTCAGGTATCCAGTGAATGGGATGATGGGTGTGGAGTTGGCGCGCGTTAGCAGTCGGTCTGTACGCGGTCGGCGCCGCCGGAGGCCTGCGGCCGATTGGTGAAGTTGGCGGGGGTCTTGTCCAGGTCCGCGCGCAGGTCCGCGAGGTCTTTGGCACTCGCCGCAGACTTCTTGAACTCCTGCACTTCCGTCGTGAGCTGCGAGACCGATTGCGCCAGGCTATCTGTCGTCTGTTTGAAGGCCTTTTCGAGCGCGGCAAAGGCGCGCACCGCGCTATCCACATCGCCCGCAGAGAATGCGGCAGGCGCGGGCTGCGGGGATGCCTGTTGCTGCGCCGGCTGCGATTGGCCCGGCAGCAGCGTGCGGAAGAATGCGCCGATGGCCTGGAATGCGGACGCGGCCTCGTCGGACGCTTTGGGATCGGTGTCGAAGTTCAACGCAGTTTCCAGCGCGCTGCTGAAAAGGTTGTTGGGGGACTGCTTGCGCGAGGCGAGCGGGTTGGCGGCGGGGTTCTTGGCCGCGAATTCCAGAATGCTCGTGCCCAGGCTGGCCGGGCTGTCGGTGACGCCCAAGCCGATAAGGCCGCACTTGCCCGTCCCGGCGAAATCCTCCTGCAGCTCGATGGACGTGTAGATTTTCTGGCGGCCCTTGGTCATGGCCACCAGCTCGGGCGTGGGATCGAGCTGCGCCTGCAGCTCCAGCTTGCCGGCGCTGTTTTCCTGCGTTCGGACCGCCAGCACGTCGCCGTAAGCCTTGAAGGGGCTTTCGGGAACAAGGCCGCGAATGTGCTCCATCCAGATGCGGGCGCCGTAGGTTTCGCGTTTGTAGGTCTCGGCGATTTGCTCCAACCAGGCGCGCAGGATGTTGCGGCCATCGGTGGTCTGGCCTTCGGTGGCCACGGTAAACCAGCGGGATTTATCCATAAGGGTGTGCTCGGTGGGGGGTGTTCGGGTGTTGCCATACTGGCCCCGACAGACGCGCCGCTCAACGCGTTAAGCCTGTGCAAGAGCCTTCCAGAAGTCCCAGCCTCACGCGCGCGCGGAGAACCCCGGCAGGATGGCGGCATGTTGCAATCAACCGACCATATCGACCCGCGCCGCGTTGCCCGTGACCTCTACTGGCAGGGCTGGCGCATCTCGTCTATCGCGCGCCACTTAGGCGAAAAGCGCACGACGGTGCATAGCTGGAAGACCCGCGATGGATGGGACGCAGCTTCTCCCGTTGAACGTGTGGAATCGGCGCTGGAGGCGCGCCTATGTACGCTCATCGCCAAGACGGAAAAGGACGGCCGCGACTTTAAGGAAATAGACCTGCTGGGCCGGCAGTTGGAGAAGACCGCGCGTGTGCGCAAGTACGACGATGACGGGCGTGAATCTACCCTCAACCCCAACATCGAGCGCCGCAACGCTGGGCCTAAGCGCAAGCCGGAGCGCAACGCGATCAGCGATGACCAGACCGCCAAGCTTTCGCAGGTGTTCCGCGATTCTCTCTTCGATTATCAGAAGGTCTGGCTGCGCAACGGGGATCAGCGTACGCGAATGATCCTCAAGTCTCGGCAGATCGGCGCAACGTGGTATTTCGCCCGCGAAGCCCTGATTGATGCGATTGAGACAGGCCGGAATCAGATTTTTCTATCCGCCTCGAAGGCGCAGGCGCACGTCTTCAAGCAGTACATCATCCAGTTCGCGCGCGAAGCCGCGGACTTGGACTTGAGAGGCGATCCCATTGTTTTGCCCAACGGCGCGCATCTGTATTTTCTGGGCACGAATGCGCGGACTGCGCAGAGCTACCACGGCAACTTTTACTTTGATGAATTCTTTTGGGTGCCCAAGTTCGGCGAGCTGAACAAGGTGGCCAGCGGCATGGCGCTGCATAAGCAGTGGCGCAAGACATATTTCTCCACGCCGTCGAGCATGGCGCACGAAGCCTACCCCCTATGGACGGGCGAGGTATTCAACAAGCGGCGCGCCAAGCGCGATCAGGTCGCCATCGAGCTGGCGCATTCGATCCTGAAAAACGGCCACCGATGCGACGATCGAATTTGGCGGCAGATTGTCACCATCCTGGATGCAGAGGCCGGGGGTTGCAATCTCTTTGATATCGAAGAGCTGCGCCTTGAGTACAGCCAGGATCAGTTCGAGAACCTGCTCATGTGCGGGTTCATTGACGATACGGCGTCCATCTTCCCGCTGGCCATGCTGCAGGGCTGCATGGTCGATGCGATGGTTGAGTGGGTCGATGTGCAGAAGTTCTTGCTTCGCCCGTATGGGCATTACCCGGTGCTGGTGGGCTATGACCCATCGCTTACCGGGGATTCGGCCGGCTGCGTGGTGCTCGCCGCGCCGCGCACGCCTGGCGGCAAGTTTCGCGTGTTGGAACATCATCAGTTTCGCGGGATGGACTTTGCGGCGCAGGCCAAGAAGATCAAGGAAATCACAGAGCGGTATGCAGTGGCATACATCGGCATTGACGCGACCGGCATGGGCCAGGGCGTTTACCAGTTGGTCAAACAGTTTTTCCCGACCGCGCGGGCCTACAGCTATTCGCCCGAGGTCAAGGGCCGCTTGGTGCTCAAAGCAGGCGACGTAATCCGCAACAAGCGGCTGGAGTTCGACGCCGGAGCAACGGACTTGGCGCAATCCATGATGGCGATACGAAAGACGATGACCGCCAGCGGCCGCAGCGTCACCTATGACGCCGGCCGCGCGAGTGAGACGGGACACGCGGACCTGGCCTGGGCGCTCATGCACGCGCTGGATTGGGAACCATTGGAAGGCGCCGCCGGCGCCGGCAAAGGCTTTATGGAGCTATTTGGATGACACGCAAACGCAAGCCGCGCGACAGCTTTACCGCGCCCGATACGCAGCCGGCAGCTGCGCCCGCTCAGGTCGAGGCGTTTTCCTTCGGCGATCCCGTGCCCGTGCTGGACCGGCGCGAAATCCTGGACTACCTAGAATGCTGGCGTAATGGCCGCTGGTATGAGCCGCCTGTCCACTTCGGTGGCCTGTCCAAGACGTTCCGGGCCAGCCCGCACCACAGTTCGGCCATCTACTTCAAGGCCAACATTCTGGCGTCCACTCTTGAGCCGCATTCGGCATTCCGGCGCGAGACCTGCCTAAAAATGGCCGTGGACTTCCTGACGTTCGGCAACGCCTACGCGGAGCGTCTGGACAGCGTGACGGGCAAGCTGCTGGGCACGCGCCACGCGTTGGCGAAATACACGCGGCGAGGCGTGGAGCCGGGACGCTACTACTTCATACCCAGTGCTGGTCAGGAGCATCAGTTTCAAGACGGCACGGTGTGCCACCTGATGCAGCCGGACATTAACCAGGAAATCTATGGCCTGCCCGAGTACCTGGCTGCGCTCAACTCGGCATGGCTCAACGAGTCCGCGACGCTGTTCCGTCGCAAGTACTACCTGAACGGCAGCCACGCGGGTTTCGTGATGTACGTGACGGACCCGCTGCAGGATGAGACCTATGTGACCGACATCCGCAAGGCCATGAAAGAAGCCAAGGGGCCGGGCAACTTCCGCAACCTGTTTGTGTACGCGCCTGGCGGCAAGAAGGACGGTTTGCAGATCATTCCGGTCAGCGAGGTGGCCGCGCGCGATGATTTCTTCAACATCAAGAACGTGTCGCGGGATGATGTGCTGGCCGCGCACCGCGTGCCTCCGCAGTTGATGGGCCTGGTGCCGTCCAACTCCGGCGGCTTTGGTACGCCGATATCGGCGGCCAAGGTTTTCGCGCGCAACGAGCTGGAGCCACTACAGGCGAAGTTCATGGAAATTAACGAATGGTTCGCCCAGGAGGTGGTCAGGTTCAAGCCGTACACCATTCCGGGCGAAGGGAACGAGTAACCGTTCGCCGCGTCCATTTAGCCCCGCACTAGCGGGGCTTTTTTTCGGCCCGCCAAACGTTACCGCTGCTCGCCACGCCTCGCGCCTGCCTTCACGGCCAGCGCTTCATTTAAACAAGGTTCGCCCGCCACGTACTGCTGCAGCTCGGCCACCCGGTCGATGACGTCCTGACGGTGACGCAATCCCCCGGCACTGCGCAACCCCGCTTCCAGGGCCACGATGACGCGCTGCAAGCGCCAGATCTCCCACGCCATGGCGCAGGCCTCGGCGGTCGGATTGCGGGCGTACAGCTCGCGTATGCGGGCCGCCGTCAGGGGCGCTGGGGGTGGTCGGTCGAAGAAATCCATGCTGCACCTCAGAATACTGGATAAATATACAGCATTCGGGTGAGCGCAGGGGTCTGGCGCGCAGTTCTCCCCCCTCCGCGCCTGCGCGCTAAATGTGCGAGAAAAGACTCGACCGTGCATCACCCCCTGGCGCCAGCGTTGGCTTGCCTTTGCGGGCCGCTGGTAGGGCTTGGCGGATGACGCAGATCGACGCACCTACGACGCACATTCCTGCCCCCCTGGACCGCCACATGCGGTTTTTGCTCAATCTCTGCGCAGGTTTGGGGAGGGGCTGGGAAAAACCTAACCCCCCTAACCGGGGGTGAAAATGATGTTTAAGCTCTTGATTTATATGAATAATATCGGTTAGGTATAAAACCTAACCTGACCTAACCTAAAACCTAACCATTCTGTAAGTCATTGATTTATATAGGTATCTGTTTTTTATAAGGTTAGGGTATAGAAACCTAACCGGGTTAGGCTTTGGTTAGGAAAAGGTTAGGTTTTCTGAAATCCCCGAAACCCGCATGAACAAAGGCTCTCCGGCCAATCCTCAATGTCCGGTTAGGAAGGTTAGGTTTTTCCCAACCCCTCCCGAAATGTTCGATGTTGACAGCAACTGGCCGACCGCAGCATGCTCAGCGCCTTGTGTCCATGACGCAACTGGTCGGTACAGTGAAAAGTTACTGAGCTCGTCAGAAATTGATTTCGTAATGTCGTAGTCGGCACCGGGAATTAGTACAGGAAGAACACGTGAAACGTGATGATCTGGAGATGCTTCGCCAGCGCTCAATTACCAAGCTCGACGATGCCGCTGCGCTAAAGCACATCGGTGACTTGATAGATGCGTCAGACGACGCTTATTTCGAGCGTGGCGCCGACCGCGCGCTACACCTTCTTGAGCAGCTTTCGATTCGAGAGCTGGAAGAGACACACGGCGCGACGGCTGAGTATTTTCGAGCGAACGCATGGGGGGTTAAAGAGAAGATTGCTTCCGCGAGCAGCTCAGTGACTTGGGAGCACCCCGCAAGGGAAGAGCAAATTCTGGCCTTGTCGCGCGCCGTCGCACATCCCGGTTTTAGTAAGCTGCACAAAATACGCCGCTGCCAGGTGCTGACCAACCGAGCTAACCAGCTATTTGCTATGGGGCGCTTGATCGACGCAATCGAAGGGTGGAGAGCCGCCCTGCGGATAATTCCTAAATTTGCAATTGCTCACGCAAATTTATCCAGATGCCTGAGGCGCTATGGGGCTTTGCTGGAAAATGATGAGGAGCGTGCGATTCTGTGGATGCATGCACACGACAGCATGGCTATCGTGACTTCCACTACAGCGGTTTTTGACGCCCCTTACCCTAAAGCGATCTTGCAAACATTCGCGACGGAAGCTAAGCGGTACGCGGATGGATTGGATATCGAGCAAGTGCGCGCGCTCTTTGAAGGCAATCCGCCATCGCTCGGGCGCACTAAAGCCGAGCGCTTGTACCGGCAATGGTCACTTGATAAAGGCTTGTTTCTTCACCCTCTAAATGATCTGGGGGCGTACCCCATAGCTGCTTTTGACAATCTGCATTTGCCTAGCATTAGCGAGCAATTTGACGAGCGACCAGGTGCCTTGAGCCCCCCTGCAGTAATAGGGTTTTTTAACCAGATCAAGCAGGAGTACGTATCGGCGCGCTACATGTTGTACGAAGGCCTGAGCAGTACCAAGTTCCACTTTTCAGATCGAGGAGTTCGGCTGGCGGATACGCTGGACTATCCTCTGCATTCTCTCGCAATGGAGCGTGTGCGTACGGCATATCGAATCGCATATTCATTGCTTGATAAGGTTGCTTTCCTTGTCGATTTCTACTGGAAGCTCGAAAAACATCCAGACCACATAAATTTTAAGAATGTCTGGATGGTCGAAGGAAAAAAGCAACTTCTTGAGCGCTTTCGCGACAGCGAGAATTGGCCGCTGAGAGGACTGTTTTGGCTTTCAAAAGAGCTGTTCGACGAAAAGCTAAATTCGACTACCAGCCCGGATGCGCGGGAACTGTATGGCATACGCAATGCGCTTGAACACAAGTGCTTGCAGGTCCATTTTGGGTGGGTGCAATCCTACAAGTTAAGGGCGCCGGGTAGCCCGGATTCAAGGCGGTCGATAACTAGTGACTTTCTCGAAGAGAAGGCTCTACGGGTGATGAAGATGGCGCGTTCTGCGCTCGTTCAACTGGCGTTGGCGATCGGTGTTGAAGAACAAGCTCGAGAGGAGAACCGGCTCAGCGGGACGGTGATTCTGTCCATGCCCAACTACGCGCTTGATGACGAGTTCAAACGGCGTGACCCCATGTAGGGAGGGGACCTGAACGAACTGACGCGTCTCTACGGAGAGAACCGGTTAGGCGAGTGGCCACCAATACGTAGACCTATATATTCTGCGGCCCTGAGTGTTCCACGTGCATGCCTCCCACATGTTCACGCCGTTAGAGATCTTTGCCTCGTCAGCCAACCGGTCGTAAACCTCCGCTGTGATGTATGTCGGATAGGAATGATCCAACGCCGCCATCTTTGCCGCATGGTTGGCGGCGCGCCCTACCCAAACAAGGTCATTCGAGCCACGGATGCCAGTGCGCGCAACCAGAAGTTTGCTTGAGTCAATTCCCACAACGTGATTAATGACGTGGTTACTACTCGTGTAGATCGCCTTCATTGCCGGCCGCACAATACTCTTTGTTGCATAGTTGATCTGTAACGCTGTCTTTACAGCACTTGTGTTTTTGTAGTCGCCAATAAAGACCGCCATCACCCTATCACCATCGTAAGCCGTGATGGTGCCGCCGTTTGAGGTGATGATCTTCGCCGCACTGTGGAGGAACGCCTTGTATATCTCTGCGGCTAAGGCTGGTATTAACGAGTCGACCATCTGCGTCGAGTCGGCAATGTCGGCATAAAGCACCGTTGCATCCAGTTCCACGCCGTCGTTACCTAGCCCAACATCGGATTCCGCTGGAACCACGCGGCCCGCCCGAGTAGTCCATGGCGACCGAAAAATTTCAGTGCATCGAGTTTCGAGTTCAGTTTTCAACGTCATAATTTTGAATTCGCCTCTTCAGCGTACTGGACCCAGATCCGTTATATGTCGGCGAAGGCGAGTGCATGCGGGACCCAGCAGGGCGGCGAAATCCTTGTCGGCTGCGAAGCGGTAGTCAATAGTTGTAATGCCGGCCATGTCGCTAGGTAGTTTCACTCGCTCGTCGCGTGGCTCCATCAAAATTGCTCGAGCTCGTCCAAGTCTTCCCATGAATAGCCCAAGCTCGAATATCACGTTGTCTCGAGGCGCGGGCCAAGGTTCACCACGCACTTGCGCTAGGTCGTCCGCATGTGCAATCGCGATGGCGAAATCTGATTCGTCTAGTTGGTGCTCTAGCGCTTCAAGTGTGTATTGACTTACTTTGAAGCACCCGTCGGTCCACACGGTGCAGGTGAAAGGGTCGTGTGCCAAAGCCTCTTGTACCGCATGAGCAATGGGTAGGGACTCTCGGGACGAGACGATAAAAACGTGGATGCCCTGGTGTGCTGGCCGTACAAGTGCGTTTCGCTCTACTAGACGACGAGCGGTGTCGCGAGCCAAGTAGCGCCAGACGGCGGGGTACTTATCAGCGAGAGCTGCGAACGCAGGTTCCGCGAGTTTTGCCAATATAGTCGGCTGGTTAGTCCGAACCGTTGCCGCCCGTCGTTGAGTAGGATTGGTAGCTGCCAGTTCGCCCACCGTGTCGCCAACTGCACGGCGTTGGACCAACACTCCATTGACGATTACATCGACCTCGCCTGCTAGGATGAAATAAATTTCATTGTCGGTTCCGCCTTGCTCCATAACAACGGAATCCGCACCGAATTCGATTACCTCGCTCTGCGCAGCAACTTCGCCTGCGAGAGCCATGTCACCATTAATGATTCTCTGCTGCGAAAGCGCCTCGGCTCGTAGTCGAGCGCCTGAGTCCCCCAAGAACCGATCTAGCATGTCGTCTCCAAGTGTTACATGTTGTGGCTATCATAGCGACAATTGACCGAGTTTGGCGTTCTCTCGATTAAGCAAGCTGATGGGATCCGAGGGAGTTGTGCCTAAACAATTTCGCCTGTCGTGTCTGGATCTGGCAACCATTCGGAAGGGTCGCCTAAGATGGCTGTGAGATGTTGACCCAGCGCGTCAAAGGCCTCTCGCCGTTGGCTCAACATGGTTTGACGTTGGTACGTCCGCGTCACTTTTTTGGGTTCTTTGTGATTGAGGCAACGGTCTATTACATCCTGCGTAAATCCGAGTTCGCCCATGATGGTCGCAGCAGTGCGCCGCAGATCGTGCTGCGTCCAATGCCCTCCAGGTAGATCCAAGTCAGTTGTGTTCTTGCGGCCGCGGATGGCTTTGGTGCGTGTCTGCCTATCAGTGAGGCGCCGGGTAACTTCCTTTTCTGAAATGTGCCCGCCTTCTTTGCCCGGGATGAGATATTCCCCTGTGCCTGGCAGCTTAAGCATTCGCTTCCAGACTGCTAGGGCAAAGTCACTGACGTGAACAAGGTGTGGTTTTCCATTCTTCGACACCTCGGCCGGGATAGTCCAGTTCTTGGCCCTGACGTTCACGGCGCCTTTGCGACGGATCGAGGCCACCTCAATGGGGCGCGCTGCGGTGGCGAGTGTCCACCAAACCATCAACTCAGTGTGTACGGGCAGCACGCGCCGCTGAGCCACGTAGTAGCGTGATTTCTGGAGCGGGGGCCTGGCCAGTACATCACGCAGGATCGGTAGCTCAGCATCCGAAAGTACGCGCTCGCCTTCATTCTCCTGGCCGCCAGCCTGTTTGCGCGCGATGGCTGCGGTGGGGTCGCCTTGCATCCACTCGCGGGCGACTGCGAACCGGAACATCTGGCGCAAGTTGGCCAACACGAGATTGGCCGTTCGCATCTTCTTTTCCAATCTGGCTTTGTCGATGGCTTTCATCACATGGCCACGGCGGACCATGGACAAAGGTACGTCGGCCAAGTACGGAGCGACGTAGATGGCGTATCGCCCCTTGATGGATTTGTGGTCGTTCTCGCTCTTCCGGTTTGTCTCGATCTCCTGCGAAAACCAGACATTGAACAAGCGGCCTACTGTCTCCGGAATCGCGTCGCCCTCGGAATCGAGAAGGGCGGCGGCGTGCTTGGGGTCCATGCCTTTCTGGAGCATTTCCTGGCGGGCCTGGCGCATCTCTCTCGCGGCCTTTAGGCTCAGCAACGGATAGGCTCCTAGATAAATGCGCTCCCTCTTGCCCGTGGTCGGGCCGGTGTAGCGAAAGATCCACGCCCGCCGGCCGTCAGGCCGAATGCGATGAATGAGGCCGCCTCCGTCGTTCAGTTCGATTTCCTTTGCGCCGGGCCGTGCATTTCGCAGTGCCGTATCAGTCAGTAGATTCGTCGCCATTGAAAGCCTGGATCTTGGGGGGCCATTTGGGGGGCCAGCGCTTTGCGGCTGCTGGCGGATGCTAGAAGACCTTGGCGGACTTCAAATGGCCGGAAAGCCAATAAAGACGCGAGTGTAGCGTTTCCAGGCGGACGTTGGCGGACTTCGGCGGAAAGGCTATTTTTTGCTTTGGGAGCAGAGGGTCGTGAGTTCGAATCCCACCGCCCCGACCAATATTCATGCGGGTCTCCGGATTTCCGCAGTGCAAGAAAAGACGACAGGTGGCCCATCCTATGGACCACCATTCGGTAGGACAACAAAATGGCCCCAAGCTCACAAAGCTTGGGGCCATTTTGTTCCGTCCCTTCCTTCTACTGCCGCGGGATCTTCGCTTCTTCGATCAGCTTTTGCCATTGCGCATCGCTGCTCGCCACGAACTGCCCAAACGCCGTGGGCGAGGTGGGCGGGCTGACCTTTACGCCCAATTCCTTGAACCGTGCCTGAATCTCCGGCTTGGCCATGACACGGCTGAACGCGGCGTTCAATGTCTGGACGATAGGTTCTGGCGTATTCGACGGCGCGAAAATTCCGGTCCAGAAGTAATAGTCCATCCCGTTGAGTTCCGGTGTTTCACCCGCCGACGCCAAGTCCGGGTTGCCGATGTCGCGGTCGCGGCTCATGACGCCCACGCCCGTCACACGCCCGCTTTTGATCAGTTCAAGCAGGGCGGGCAACCCGGACACCGCGATATCCACATTCCCGCCGATGACATCGGTCGCGATCTTCGAGGCGCTTGCATAGGGAATGAAGGTGATGTCCGTACCGGTGGTGAGCTTGAAGCTCTCCATGGCGATGGCGGGCAGCGAGCCGACGCCCGTGGCGCCGTAGGTCAGCTTGCCCGGGTTGGCCTTGGCGCGCGCAATCAGGTCGCCAAACGATTTCACGCCCAGGTTCGGGTTCGCCACCACGCCGACGCCGCTTGTGCCCAGCGGCGCGACAGCGGCCAGGTCGCGGTAGGTGTACTTGGCCGACGATTGCAGAATGGGTGCGATCACGACGTCGGACACGATGCCCATCAGTACCGTGTACCCATCGGGCTTGGCGTTGACGGCGCGCGTGACGCCGATGATGCCTCCGGCTCCCGCGACGTTCTCGATGACGACGGTCTGGCCCAGCTCGCGGCCCAGTTCGGGGGCGATGATGCGAGCAAACGTGTCCACCGAGCCTGCCGGCGCGTAGCCCACGATGAGCTTGATGGGATGGGCAGGGTACGCCTGCGCATGCGCCGCGCTCGTTCCTCCCAACACAAGGGCTCCCAGCAGCGCCGCGCTGGAAAGGGTTCGGATGTTCATGGTTGTCTCCCGTTGTTGTCGTTTGTGTTGCTTCAGCTTCGCAGCCAGTTCAGGACGCGTTGGAACACCTCGTCGCTATTGCGGTCCATCATCGGCAGGTGCGAATTGCCCGCGATGCCGCTGCCGGGCAGGTCCAGCACCGTTACGTCGGCGCACCCCCGTATGGAATCCAGGTAACGCTCGGCTTGTTGGCGGTAGCCGACCCAGTGCGACCCCGATGGTTCGATGAAGTCGCCCCACACAACAAGATGCGGCGGCAGCGCATCAATCGGCGCCGCTTGCGGCATGCCGCCGGGCTCTACGCCCACCACCCCGCGCACCGCGCTTGGCCGGCGGCGCGCAATCTCGGCTGCAAAGCCCGCGCCTT